ATTATTTAGTGCCTGAATGATGCCAGACAGACCTTTGATAGAACCAGAAACGTCATCAAGGATGAATCGTAAAGTCAGGAAAATAAAATAGCCGCATATGCTACATGCGGCGATAGGAAAGCCAACATCAGTTACAAATTTAAGTAACTCGTCCATTTATTTATACATTAATTTTTAAAATGGTTTGTGTCGTTGGTGTTTACAAAATAATGCTTCAATGCCTTTCCGTTGAGTTCTTTTCTTGGCTTGTTCATATCATAAGACCCGTCTCTTTCTCTAAAATAAGACAACGGATGATACGTTTGTTTTTCATCGCCATAATCGTGCGAGCCAAGATGTATATCGTCATGACTTATTTGCCTGGCAGGTATCTGAGGAGCTCCTGCTCTTTTATGAGCTTCCAATCGGTGATTACCATCCAGGATGATATGATGAGTGGGGTCATCAGGATGAGGTGTAGTCAACACCGGAGGAATCGGCTTCTTCTTTTTAACAGCATCAACCATTTTGTCCATGTATTCTTTTTCGTTAGTATCAAAGAATTCTTTGTTTTTAAATGGTTCGTTGGCATGAACTTTTTTGGTTGGTATTAATGTTGGAGACCCTTCTGGCAATTTTTTTCCAGCATCAGAACCCTGACCATTCGGATAGACTCTCATTATTTTCCGAAATGGATCAGCGTTTTCTAAAATAAATTGTCCCAACGTCTTCATAGAAATCTCCTGTCTTACCTTTTATTTATAAGAAAAGAAATTAAATGCCGAGGTGCTCATCCTCTGATGTCTTTTTTAATTCTTTAAAAAGCAATCCCCAACGCACATGAGAATCCCAGTGTGGGCGAATGCGAGCAGCAGTGAGTAGAATAACCAATGCTACGGCTAAGTCTACCCAAGCCACCAACCATACATGTAGATTAGTCTTCAACTTCTTCCTCCCATTGAGAACAGAAAAATTGCTCTCCCAAAGAATCCATTAATTGCTTTGGATAACCTTGTTCAATCAACCAATCGTAAAACGTCTGACCTTCACGAACAGTTAATTCCTTGGGAAACCCATATCGCCACCCGCTAGGTGGATCAATGATTGTTACTTTACGCATCGATTACTCCCTTAAACATTAGGTTGCGACCTTCTACTCCAAGATATGTATCGAAGATATCTTTGACTTGTGTCATCATAATGCAACCTAGCATAAGAAGTTCTTGATGTGAGTCGCAAAGTAATATTGCTTGCTCGAAAGGCAAACAAAGTTCTTGGTATTTTTCGATGTTGATGTCAGAGTTCACGTTCTTACCGTTCGAAGATGTCATAATATGTTCCTGAATTTTGTAATACTTTTGATTGCCAGCTGTCGTCATTTTCAACAAGCTGACTTTGATAACCGACCCTAGCGGCGACTAGATTGAATGCATTTTCATCTTCCCAACACTTAACAACAATCCATAGTTGTTGGTCTACGTCAGTAAACATTTGCCAGTCGGTGTCTTCGTCTTGCTTAAGCTCTTCCAGTCTTTCTAAGACAGCATCTGGGATTTTCGGTTGGGTGTTTGGTCTACCAAACTTACCTTTCTTCACTAGAAAATTATCAGCCATTGTTAAGCATCCTCTCTGTTTCACGTATTTCTTTATATCTATCCGCAGCGTAACTTGCTGCCCATGCTCTAGGTTTTACAAAAGGAATGATGTTACACGTTCCTCTTATGTATCCGATTGCCTGATTGATAACAGCATTGCTATTATACTTCTCATTCGGATTTAAGTCAAGATGTATCTCACAGTAGCGGTCGGCAAGAACCTCTGCCAGCTTAAGATACATCTCAGATACTTTGAATACCTCATTCATAAGACGAATGTTAGGACGCTCTTTACGTTGGTCGAAGTCTTTTTCTCTTACGACTTCGCCGAACAACTTGCATCCGTTCTTACCATTGATGTGGATTACTATGGCGATAGTATAGTCGCAGTGCCAGACACCACGCACGTTTACTCTCTCAGAGTCGCATCCGAGGTATACTTTAGTCTCTTCTGATTGTTCTTCTAGATACTCTCGGACTTCATCAATGTTAATCTTCACGTCACCCTCGTCTCATCCTAGCGATGTCTATCGCTGCCTCTTTATTGCTCTCAAAGATAGGCACCATGTTGCTCTTATGCATCGTAGCAATGCCAATCAGCCTGTTCTCACCGTTGTAATACTTAGGTTCTACTCTGTTGGTGTTTCCCGCAGGAACCACGTCAGATGTCGGAGGCAGGTTTCTATCAGGAATAGAGGGTAAGCTAGACCTTAGCTCGACGAATTTAGGAGCAGCTTTCAGAGGACGGTCTAGACCCATTCTCTTAAGCTGCTGCCGGTGTTCCTGTTCGACCTGAAGCTGAACCTTGGTTTTCTTCTTTGGCTTCTTACGCTTGTTTAGGTTGGTAGTATTGAAATGAACAGGTAACAACGGCATGTGTTAGTTTCCAACAGTTAGGGATTCACGAATCATTCTAGCAGCTTCCTTGGCGATATGCATCGTTGTCCAAGGTGTGATGTAGTCGATAGCTGCCACAATCTGAGCTTCCTTGAGCTTGACGATACGATAGTGTGTACGCCGAACCCAGTCGTCATCAGAGATGTTCTTGAAGTCTTCGTCAGCTCGCATAATAGCGGTCTCGCCGATGTACGTAAGAACAACTTCTAAGACATCGTCGTCTACGAATTGCTGATAGTACTCACGTTTGGTGCACTTGCCACGATATAGTTCGTTCTTGTTAAACATTGTCTTCTCCAGTTAGGCGACTTTTTTGAACTTGCAGTTCTTGTCGATTTTAGAGCCATCGTTCCAAAGATAAACCGTACCACGCTCCTGAATTCGCTTGTGACGAGTTTGGCTGATGGGAATAACCTTCCCGGTGATTGTAGTATACTCGAAGGTAGAACCTTTGGCGAACACAATCTTTTCGTTGTGGCAACGTTTTCCGCTTCCGCCTAGCGCGATGCAGATTCGCTTCCAATCGGCTTGATGGTTCAAGCCGAACCCCATGTGGTAGCCAATCAGGTGCGCCAGCTCGTGCGGGACCGTGTCATTGATAATATGATCCCAACCTTCATTGAGCATCATGTCAGTATTGAACCGCAAGGTATACCCACCACGCACGCAAGCCCATCCAGCAACACCACCTTTGAGGTCAAACTTAACCTGAATCACGGGGAGATATACACCCCAGAGAGCTTTGGCTTTGACGCGAAGATCATCCAGCTTGCGAAGAATTTCTTGTTTGCGAACAGTGAGGAGAGTTTTCGCCATTTTCAGTTCCTATATTTCCCAACAACAAATATAGTATATTAAAAATAAAAAATAAAGTCAAGTACTTTTTAAGTCCAAACATTTCTTTCGTGAATAGTGTGAGCTCGTGTCCAGTTGCCGTATAGTATCATTCCTTGTTCTGTCTTGGCAAAAGCTTCTTCTTTATCAATCCAGCGACTGGCTGAATCGAAGTTGTCGAATATCGGACCAAGGTAGTATTCCGGAGGTTCTCCAGGCATCGGTGAGTAGTCGGTCACCATTACGATGTAAATTATCACTTAATACTCCTTGTGATGTCCGGATTCCATTACGGTTTCGTAACCCTTCTTGTACGCAGCAATCTCTTCTGATGTCATGTCCGGCTGGTCAATCTGTTCGCTGTCGTAAGTCGCACCAACGAAGTAATGTGGCTTGTATGGACGGCGATACCAAGCATCGGCAGAACCACGGTCGTAAGCACCGCCATGGCGCACGTGTTCAGGCTTCATTTTCTTCCTCCTCATTATTGAAGACATCGTAGAGTTCGCGCATAGCAAACATTCGGACGTTGCGTTCAGACAGCTCGAGCAGCAGAGACCGCACTAGCATCTTGGGGTCTAGCAAACCTTCGTCCATCATCTCAAGGATGGCGTTCGTGTAGCCACGAGTGCCGTTGCGGTACTTGTTCTCAATGTTGTTGATCATCACACTTCCTCCGTAGAAGTAGACAGATAAAATTTCTTACCGACCTTCTTCAGCGTCCCGACGTATTTACCCACATCGGTCGCGCATTCGGTGAACTGGGAAACTTCGCCGGTGATTTGGAAGACCGGCAACCCGTTACCAAATTCAGCAGCATCGAACGAATCAGCCACCACGAAGAACTCGACGTTCTTGGTCTTGGTGTAAGCTCGGTCAGCGTGGGACTCGAACAGGCGAACCGTACGGTTGCTGCGGCTGCTGTTCGGCTGCCAGCCGTCGTACGCCGAGAGCTTGTAAGCGTAGGCGAAGCGACCGAGCTTAACGCCTGCAATGGTCTTGGTTTCGGTGCGACGAGTGTACTGATACATACCCATGGTAATCTCCTTAAGCGATTTTGCGGTAGCCGTCACGGAAGATGACTCGGAACTGCATCATCTTCAGGTTGTCTTCGGTGCCCGCGATGGACACGACGTCGTTCTTGTTGTTCACGATGCGGGAAATCTGCAACCAAGGAATGAGCGTGCCAGCGGCATTCATGCTAAGGTAGATACCAACCACCTCACCGCGAATCGTACCAGCGGCGGATTCGTAACGGACTCGGTCGCCAATCAAGACAGTGGTAACAATGCTCATATTCATCTCCTGTTTAACTCAACTATGAATATAGTATACGTTAATTAATAAATAAAGTCAAGTACTTTTTTAAATTATTTTTACAAGCCCAGGTCATTGTATTCTTTTTCGTCGATGCGCTTAACGACAATCGTCGACCACTTCAGCTTGTTCTGAAAAGCAATCTGCCGCTCCAGGTTAAATCCTCGGCATCGAAGCTTGAAGGTAAATCCATTGTCAGGATACGTTACCGCAATCTGGTAATAGCCGCTGAAGTCAATCTTCTCTCCAGCATAAGAAGCTGAGAATTTACGAGAGTTGTCTACTACGAAAGTTTTCGCAGGTTTCTTCTCTACAATATCCGCAACCTCGACCTTGGGAGCTTCAGGCTCTTTGTAGTTCTTGGTCTTACGGAAACCAGCTTTAGGTACACCTCTAGGCATGTTAGCCGCCTCCCCAAACGATTTGAACAATCCCGGCAGGCATCTGGTCGGCGACCGAGAGCTCGAGAACCTTGTAGTCGCCGTTCTTGATAGCAGCATCGAACTCAGCAAGAAGCTCGCCGTCGTAAACAGCGAGATCACGCTCTTCGAACCTCTCGTCGAAGAGGTCGCGAGCCTGTTCCAAAGACTCCGCCTTGATGGCGACCAAACCAGAAGTCCAGTCTTTGAGGACTTGTTCCACGATAAACAGTTTCATTGTGTTCTCCTTATTCTTTTGACTAACCGCCACCATAAACCTCAACGAGGACGCCCAGTTCTTTGGTGTCGGTGTCCGCCAGGTCGAATTCGGTGTAGCAACCATTCTTGATGGCGTCATCAAATTCCTCGATGACGCTCTCGGGCATCTGGTCTTTCACAAAGAACTCACGAGCCTGTTCCAGGGACTCGGCCTTGATGGCCACCATTCCGCTGGTGTAATCGGAAAGAACGTCGGTGATGATAAACAGTTTCATGTTATTCTCCTTATTTGGCAGCGGACAGAAAGATGGCAGGGTCAGAACGGTCATTTCTCAGAACAGCAACCCCAGTGTTCGCGATGAGATACACAATCGCGTCCTTTGAGGTGCGGCAATCAGGGTTGGCCTTCAGAAAATTTGCCAGAGTGGTATTGATGTTAAACCCTCCGACGCTCACAACAATCTTCATCGCATATTCCTCTTTAGCTCAACTATGAATATAGTATAATAAAATAAATAAAAAAAGTCAAGCGATATTTTAAAGAAAAAAAAGAGGACCGAAGTCCCCTGAACAAAAATGAAGTCGACTTAGAATTCGAATCGAATGGTGATAGACTTAGGAGCCTGTTGAGATACGTCACCTGTTAAAGACAACGCATTTCCTAATCCTAGCTTTTCCATCAATTCAGTCGAGTTTACATTAAACTTGTTCGTATCTAATGGAGCTACGTGTTGTTTCTGGGTTAATTCTTTCAATACAATGTTCCGAGCATGCCGGTAGTAACCATTAGCTCGATACGGTTTAATGTTCAAGCTGTGAATCATGATATCCAAAACTTCTTTGCGAGGTTTTTGAGAATTCTCTTTAAAGATAGCCACAGCATGCGCGATTTTCGTATTGGGGATGTTCATAAACATATCAGTTCTCCATAGTAAATTAATGATAAAATGTCTTCGACTAAACCAGTATAGCTTATTTTTTTATTGATGTAAAGTCTTTTATTTCGGGAGCTTTACATCAGCCATTTCTTCGATGGCTTCAAGAGACACCTCGGTCACCTTGGCTTCGTTAAGATTGGTTGCGTTGTAGGCAACTGTCTTACCGTTCTTAAGGTAAACCACCTTCCAGTAAGAAGCCGGAACAGGCACGTTATGCTTACCGATTACGTTAGTGGGATAGTGATAGATTGCTCCAGTAAGAACATACTTCGTATCCATCTCACGAATCTTGATTTCTAGCTGCTTCCAGGCTACACGGTTGAGCATCGGTGCTTGTGGCGTCATGTTACTCATTAAGAAGGTTTCGCTCATCTGCTTCGGGTCTGAGGCATCGGCAGCTGGAGTCATGTGTCCTCGGTCAAACCCACTGTTAGTGTAGTCCGCTGGTGTCGGAGCATCTTCTAGTCGAGTATCCGCATGGAAGTCGTTAGTCCTCGGTGTGTGCTTTTCCTTTGGCTGACTTACTTCAGACGTCATCACAGCAGCGTGATGGTTCTTATCGTAGAGCGTAACGAAGAACGTATTACAGAGCGGCACAGTGTCTTGAATGGTAATCTCCTTCCCATCGGGGAATAGATTGTCACAAGGACTAGCAAGAACAGAGAACGGAAGTAGAGCGAGTAGTAGTAGTTTTTTCATCGTATTAATCCCATAGATTGCCGTAGTATTTGCCGAACAGTTTCATTCCGTTCTGCATTCGTTTGCAGTGTGCCTTATAAGCTTTCTCGTCGCGTTTAAGAGTGTGCTTAGGACCTGTCTTCATTTCTGTGTTACCATCGGGTAGTGTTTCAAACACCCAATCGTCTACGCCAGACCAGTACTGTGCTTCCCAATCTGTTTCTGGAAGATACTGCTCGAACGCCCAGATCATTTCATCAAGAGCCCAGTTCCAACGAGCGAAATGATTGTCGTCGATATCCCAAGGCGATTCCTTCGGCGGAGCAGCGGTAGAGCGAAGTTCAGCAGGAACATCTTTATCAGCAACCAATGGTGCGCCGTGCTTTTTCTCTTTTAGCTGCTTGAGCATTGGAACAACGACCATGGCGAGAGTATTGTTCATGTTCCAGGTGTCGTAGTTGTCAATACGAATCTTAACTTTACGCTTCTTGTGTTTTTCTATCTTTGCACAGAGAGTATTAACCCAAGTGGTAGATAACCAGTCGCCTACGTCGTAACAGCGTTCTTCGCTAAGACCAACACGTTTAAGAACACCCGCTATCTGATAAGGACCAACCCATGAAGTGTACGGACCAATATAAACTTTCATTTCGCCTCCAATATCATTCTAATTAAACCAACAGCATCAATACTTGTGAGAAGCAAGTAATTCATGAGCATACCGAAAGACCGACGAGTATATGCAGACCAAGCGTACATACTGCACCCCATAATCCAAACAGGGTACATTTTAATAAGAGGCGGGTCAGGGACTGTTGCTGCCATAGTAATGGAGCAACCGATACTAAATAACCAAGCCAAAAGCTCAACGCAAAAACGTAAAGGATATGATCTGAAGTCATTGATAATCCATCTTATAGTGTTATTCATATAAGGTTATGGTGGAGGCGGAGAGAATCGAACTCTCACTTTCGCGATGCAAACGCGACGTGCTCCCATTATCACTACGCCCCCATGCGTGTATTTATTGGCGGAAGAAGTTGGATTCGAACCAACGGTACGTTTTCACATACGACGGTTTAGCAAACCGTTGCCTTAAGCCACTCAGCCATTCTTCCTGTTTAAATTGGTCGGAGTGGCCAGATTCGAACTGACGACCCTCTGGTCCCAAACCAGATGCTCTACCAAACTGAGCTACACTCCGAATAAATGGTGGGTCGTGAGAGGCTCGAACTCTCGACCACAGGATTAAAAGTCCCGTGCTCTACCAACTGAGCTAACGACCCGTATTGGTAGCCAGTGCTGGATTTGAACCAGCGACCACCGCCGTATCAGAGCGATGCTCTACCTCTGAGCTAACTGGCTAATTAATTGGCCTGCCTGGAGGGACTCGAACCCCCAACCATCCGGGTAGAAGCCGAATGCTCTATCCATTGAGCTACAGACAGATTGTATGGAGCGGGTAACAGGATTCGAACCTGCGACGAACAGCTTGGAAGGCTGACACTCTACCACTGAGTTATACCCGCATTCATTTGGTGCACCGTGATGGATTTGAACCACCGACAACCGGAATATAAGTCCGACGTTCTAACCACTGAACTAACGGTGCGTTGTATATTAAGACAGCATGTCGTATAGACTGCCGCTAATGCTTCCTACAGCACGAACACGATATTTGGGGTAAATGCGTTTGGCGTCTAACAGAGACCTGGAGATACTCTGAGAGTTGTTAAGAACACCAGTATTGATACGCAACCAGCGATTACTTCCATCTAGAATTTCAATCGCAATCTTCTCGTTCATGCTTCATACTCACTTGTTTACATGAATAAAGTATAACCAATTAAATATATAAAGTCAAATCTAATTTGGTGCTGGTTGTGGGAATCGAACTCACGACATCCTGCTTACAAGGCAGGTGCTCTACCGACTGAGCTAAACCAGCGTTAACAATTTTTATCAGCGTAACCCGAATGATGCAGATGCCTCTTAGACGGATAACACCTTTCGTCTTTCAATCTCGCGCAAGCGCATAATAAAACCATTGCAATTATGCATGCAACTGTTTTAACCATCTTCTTTCTTTATTCTTCCCAACCTAATGCCTTAGCGCATCTCTTCCTACCATGCTTATGGGTAAGAATATGTGTAATGGCTTGGTCTTTGCTTGTTATTCCTGATTTGTCATAGACTTTATGAAGACTAGCAGCATGATCCTTCAAATCTTTAAGAGACATCTTCTTCAGTCCTTCATGCTCTTTTTTAATCTGGTCGAGCATTCCTTCGGTATCAGGAGCGCCTTCTTCGGTAATAAAGTCGTTGAATGTTTTCATTTACTTTCCTTTATTTGGGTTCCATGCACGGACTCGAACCGCGACTAACTACTTTGGAGGAAGTCGTGCTGCCATTACACCACACGGAAATTGTTTATTTTCTTCCTTTATTCCATCCGACAGGTATATCTTGTTCTATTTTGATTTTTTTATTTACAATCCCATCAGTAATCCACATCGTTCCATATTGAGAATTTTTTTCTCCTTTTTGGGAGACTTTATTTTTCTCGCTTATTTTCTTTTTCGTTTCTTCTGTATGGCTTTTATTTAAAAAAGAAGGAATTATATCACCAAGCGCATATCTTTCTTTAAGGGTCTTAGCACGTTTGATTTTTTCTTCTTCCGAAGGAATCCGATATCTTCCTTTTAATAAATTTTCTCCGCCATACCCGATTTTACCGACATTTTCGTAGACGTTCAATTTATTGCTGTTAATATAATCAAATCCGCCATAACCGCCAACTTTCAAGTTGTAAGTGTTTTCTGTAGCGAGAAAATCTTCATTAACGATTTCGCCTTCTTTTTGATACATAGCTTCAGGGTTATCATAAACGAAAAGAATTTCTTTCTCAAAATTCTCTATTCCATTTTTTTCTATGGCTCGTTTAAGATACTTTCCTGAACCCATGTACCCGTCATCAAGATTTTTGGTCTTATGTGATCCTATGTAGACCTTGCCATTAATCTTGTTTGTAACCTTATAAATTGTGTAGTGCATAAAAGCCTCCTACACTTATTTATAAGGTTCGAGTCTTGACTTAGACTCCGAGGGCTCCCCGAGAAGGACTTGAACCTCCGACCAAGTGATTAACAGTCACTGGCTCTACCGACTGAGCTATCGGGGAATATTCTTAAATCTTAATGTCGACAACTGCACCTTTGTATTTAGACTCTTGATGCCCGCCGAACGCTATAATTAGTTTGAGTAAAAGCTGGTTCATCGACACACCTGCCGGAAGTATACAGCGCCCCACATATCATACTCTCGAACATAGTAACAGTACGGCTGATACTGGTAGTAAGGACGATAGTACACTGGAGGCGGAGGAGGAGCGTAGTAGGGCTGTGCTATAACAGCACCCAAAGCCAACCCACCAATAACAGCCCCAGCAATACCCCAACCATTAGAACCATGGTGTTCGTGACGATCCCAGCGACCATGGTCATGAGCCACCACGGTATTGGTAGCGGCTAACAGAGCAAGAGTAAGTATCATCTTCTTCATTTGTGTTCCTTATAGTAATTGTACGGTTTAAGAGAGAGTGAAATACGAGTGCGGGTGATCAAATCCGACAATAACCGTTACTTCAATACACTCTACCTGGGGAATGTCCCCTCGTCACCGATACACCACAAGGTCTCGGTGCGTGTCCTTGACGGGATATCCTTTTCCCGTTTCGTCTATTTAAGACTCATCAGAAGGACTGGTTGCTTTTCCTGTGCGGAGGTTCTATAGACCGTCCAATAGGTTCGCCTCATCTGGTTCCCGGGTCTGGGTGCCCTGCCCTTCGATACCATCAGCTTGCCTACCTTCAATCGGTCCTACCATCCTCTTCCCGACCACAGGAAACTATCGAGTGCCATCGCTCTTTTCTACCTAAGAGTAAGGTCCTGCAGCTGCGACACTGCTTCATCGTGCGGACGCACACTAGCTGGCAGCTAACCAGCGTGGTCTAATTCGAGTTCAACTCGCCACACCGACTCACCTCTTGCACGATGGCAGTTGCATTCTGCGTCGCCGCAATAGTCGGGATAAAATTCTACCACGTCGATGCTGTAGTAGCCACCGAAGTCTCCGTTCTTGGTATACCGCTGCGCCCAACGCAGGGATTCATCGTAGCTCTCGCTGGAATACAGTTCAACCAAGCTATCATCAAAGTCACCATAGACAATAAACATCATATTCTCCTAATACATATCTTCTTGAAGACTTGCAGCGTACATCATGTGCTCGTACTGCAGCGTCAGCTCCATCTCTTCCAGCGTAAGAAGAGCTTCTTCCGGCGGACGGTTCATAAGAACACGTTCATACATCGCGTAGTACTTCATCACTTCTTCGAAAGACATGGTATAATACCTCTTACTTGATGCAACGAATGGCGTAGCGGATACCGTCGACGTACTGGCTAACTTCATCGCCTTCCAGGCGAAGAGTGCCCGCCAGTGTAAGCATGCCGTTAAACAAGTCGGTATCTTCCTGATTGAAGCAGCGACCCAGAGAGCTGGGAGTGGTGTTAACAGTCAGAGCTCCGATAGTAACTTGCAGCTTCATTCTCGTCTTCCTCTTTAACTCAACTATGAATATAGTATACGTTAATTAATAAATAAAGTCAAGCACCTTTTTTATAAAATTCATTGCGGAAACGAATCGTGGACTTCTGTGCTTTTTCAATGAGTGCACTCCAGTCGCCGTTCTTCTCAGCTTCTTTCAAATCCGTATTGCGGTACGGACTCAGCGAGCGAGAAGCATTTCTGTTGACCGAATAACCGTTTATCTGAGCGTGAACACGGATTTCTTTTTTCTTGGTAATCATGATATTTCTCTCTCTTACTTTGAGAACATTTCGCGCTGACGCATTTCGTAATTCAATTCCGAGATGAGCGTCTTTACTTGCAGTTTAGTCATACGCTGGCAGTGACACCCGATAGTGTACATGACTAGCGGCAGATACTTTTCTGGGTTAAACTGAATGTCGGTCATCTGTTGTTCAGAGAGCATGGTGTTCTCCTTAGAACGAGTTGCGGATGACGGACTTGGTGGACGCAGTAGAGACTCGGTCGAGCTGAACCTGAATGCCTTCCCAGGTGCCCGCCAACCCGCTCGGCGGAATGTAGTCGTTCTTGCGCATGTCTTCAAGAACCAGCAGCGCCTTCTGCAGCGCAGCATTGGTCTGGTAAAAGTCGCCGACGCCAGCACGAATCTGCTTGTCGGTGGTGAAGAAAGCAATCCCGTTCATAACAGCTCGGTATTTCATCGTATATTCCTCTTTAGCTCAACTATGAATATAGTATAATAAAATAAAAAAATAAAGTCAAGCGATATTTTTAGCAGCGTAAGCCATCGCCTTCTTCTGGGCGGCAGAGACGTAACCTTTGCTCCGGAGGATATCCAACGGCGCACCAGTGCGTGCCAGCGCACCGAAGTATTCTTCGAAGGTGAAGTTCTCGATAAGAAACTTCGTGAAGCTCTTACGCTCGCCTTCGTTGCGCTTGAAGCGAGCCACGAACAGCTCTTTGCCGTCGGTGTCGACGTAGAGAAGATACATGCCGGTGACTCGGAAGTTAGCTTTGTTGAAATTCATCGTAGGGTCCTCGTTAACTCAACTATGAATATAGTATATAAAAATAAAAAAATAAAGTCAAGTACTTTTTAAAAAATTTTTATACTCTTCCATTAGCTCTTCTTCCCCGGCATATGCTTCTTTTTCCCACGGCAATTCGAAGTAATCTACTTCTCTTAAGTCTATGACTTCTTTGCCCCAACGCATGAAGTTATCATTTCTTGTATGTCGGAGTATACCTTTCCGATATTGTTTGACGTGAACCATTTCGTGTGCTAACGTAGATAGCATTTCTAATTTTTCGGCGGTCTTTAGCTCTAAGATAAAAGATGTTGGGTTGCGTTTACCTTCTTCTATGATTTCACAGTAGCCGCTAACATCCAACATCTTTTTTATTCTAATTTCTATGTAACAGTTGGCAAAGAGCCTCGGAGTTAAAATCGATTTGCCGAAAAACTTAACAGCTTCAGACAACTCTTTTTTAGCATCCTTGTTACTCTTGCCTTTAACTGTTACTCTCATGTCAACTAAGCTTCAATCCACTGAAGTCTTTTCTGCCTGCCTTCTTGGTCATGAACCGCATAGATTCTTCTTCGTTATATCGCGACCCAAAATTGGTGTTATCCATTACCGGCACATCTCTTTCTTTCTTCTTCCTACCGGCACCTTCGAAGATATCTTCTTGAGCAGACTGTTCAACGTCGTAAAACTTCATCTTGGCTTTGTTTACGCCGATAACGAACCGACGATTGTTGCCAGGATCATCGTATCTGTTCTTCAGCTGCTTCACAAGGATTTGATTTAATCCTTCTAGCTCTTCAGTTGAGATTAAAGCAAACATGAAGTCAGCGGTAGCGGGTAGCGCAAACGACTCCGAGGTGTTGTCTAGACCAACGTCTGAGCTGTTGTAAGCATCTCTGTTACTTTGCGTGGCTGATATGATAGGAACGTCAAACTCTACAGCAAGCCCTCTAAGCTCCTCAGCGATTGCCTTAACATACATGTAACTGTTAACAGAACCACCCATCTTCATTCTAGAAGAACCGCAGATATTTAGATAGTCAACATAAACCACATCCGGCTTGAACGACTTCTTAATGCGCAGTTCCTGGAGTAGATGCCTGAAGTTAGCTGAACCAGCACCCGCTGTAGGATATTCTTTGATGATCAGCTTGCCCTTGGTCTTAGATCGAATTCTGTCAATCTTTTTATCGAATGCATCTCTAGGCATTTCGTGTAGTGCATCAATGGTAACATCCATAAGGTTAGCATCAATACGCTCGGCGATACGCTCCTCTGACATTTCCATAGTAAGGTAAAGAACGTTCTTACCTAACGTTAGATGATGAGCAGCACAGTGCGTCATGAACATCGTTTTACCTACGCCAGTAGAAGCTAAGATAATGTTCAAGGTTTTCTTT